TGTACGATGGATACATGACGACTAGGCGCGACTGCGAGCACTGCGAGGGACCGATGCCGATCACGGCTCGGTCGCACGCTCGGTTCTGCAAGCCGGCATGCCGCGCCGCCGCGCATCGGGCAGCCCGCGCGATCCCGGCCGAGCTCACGAGCCGGCCTCGTTGGATCCGGCGCACCTTGCGGAAAGTCCCGCTCACGGTCGACGGCGGCGTCGCGAGCAGCACCGACCCCGCGTCCTGGTCGCGCTACAGCGACGCCGCGAAGTCAGCCGCGGGCGCCGGGCTCGGGTTCGTCCTCGACGGCGACTCGGTCGTCTGTCTCGACCTCGATCACTGCCTCGACGACGAGGGCGCGGTCGCGGGTTGGGCGCGCAACGTCCTCGACGCAGCCGGCGACACATGGGTCGAGGTGTCGCAGGGCGGCGACGGGCTGCACATCTGGGGGTACGGCGCGCTGCCGCACGGCAGGCGCATCACGGTCGGCGGCGGCTCGGTCGAGCTGTACGGAACCGGCCGGTACATCGCGGTCACGGGGCGGACGTTCGGCGGCACGCCGCAGCGCCTCGGCGACCTGCAGCACGTAATCGACTCGCTGCTGTAGCGCCCGACACGGGTGTGCGGCGGCGCACCCGACACGGGAGGTACAGCACATGACACGCCTGCAGATTCTCGAACTGCCCGAGGCGGCCGGCGACTCGCGGCCGCCGTACGTCCTCGTCGTCGACGAGTGCGCGCCGCAGCGCGTCATCATCGGCATGGATCACGGCCCGGTGCGCGACTACTGGCACGAGGCAGCCGAGCAGATCGGCGCGCGCGGCGTGATTGTGACCGCCGAGACGGTCGAGATCCCGGCGAACGACGTGTCGGCCGAGTTCCGCGCAGAGGTGCAGGCGACTGTCTCAGACCTGTACGAGTCGGCGCGGCGGTCACTGTCCGAGTCCGAGACGCTCGGGCACAAGCTGCTGCAGCGGGCTGAGCACGCCGAGGCAGTCACGGCTCACACGAAGGGACTCATGGAGCGTCGCACGCGGACGCTCCGCGAGCGCGCCGAGCGGGCCGAGGCCAAACTGACGGCGTTCGGCAAGCAGGACACCGAACGCATGGACGAGGTGACCGACGCACTCGGCCTCGACCGGCTGCGCGACTGGGGAGAGATCGTCGAGGCGATCAAGCTGCAGCGGAAGATCGCGGCCGAGGGCGGGCACGAGTTCGGCGGTCCGGGGTTCAACGACCCGATCCGCTGCTCGCGCTGCGGGCTCGAACGCCTCGAATGGGCCACACGTCGCGACGTGCCGACATGCGTCGAGGTGTGGTCGTCGAAGGGGGGCGAGTGATGGCGGGCAACGGGCCGGCGCCGAAGGATCCGAACCGCAGGCAGCGCCGGAACAAGGACACCGTTCCGCAGACAGTGCTCAGGTGGGAGCGCGCCGAGGCACCCGAGCTGCCCGACGTCCGGATCGAACGCGACGGCGACCTCGTCGAGTTCGTGTGGCCCGAGCGCACCCGCGAGTGGTGGCAGATGTGGATCGACTCGCCGCAGGCCGATCACTTCGGGTCGTCCGACTGGCAGTACCTGCTCGACACCGCCCTGATTCACGCCCGGCTGTGGCGCGGCGATCTGTCCGCGGCCGGCGAACTGCGGCTGCGAGTCGCGGCGTTCGGGGCGACGCCCGCGGACCGGGCGCGGCTGCGCATGGTGTTCGCCGAGGCGGACGGCGCCGACCAGGGGCGCGGCAGCTCGGGCGTTCCGTCGGCACGTGAGCGGTACGGCAACCTGCGCTCGATCAACGGCGGGAAGACCGACGGCAAGGCGGCCGGCGATGCGTGACGAGCGCCCGCCTGGCGAGGCGACAGCACAAGTGACGCGTAAGGCCGCATGGGCGACGCGCAGGGCTGCGACACCCGACAGCGATCGTCTCGCGGCCGACGTACTCGACTGGTCGGCGCGGCACTTGCCCGCCGCCGGGCTCGTGCTCGCTCCCTGGCAGCAACGCCTCGTGTGGCGGATCTTCAGGGGCCGCGTCCGGCCGTGATGTTCTCGGGGGTTCGTCATGCCGTGGCGGGGTCCCGAATACGAGGGCGAGCGGCCGACGCTCGGGTATTACGCCCTCGACTGGATGATGCAGAACCTTGCGCAGCCCGGCCGCGACGACGGCGAACCGTTCATCCCGACCGCTGAGCAAGCCGAGTTTTTGCTGCGGTACTACGAGGTAGACCCGGTGACCGGCAAGCGGATCATTCACCGGGCGCTGCTCAGCCGGCCGCGAGGGTGGGGGAAGAGTCCGTTCGTCGGGGCGATTGCGCTTACCGAAGCGTGCGCCGACATCGTCGGCGACGGGTTCGATGCCGACGGCGAGCCGATCGGCCGGCCGTGGCACTCGCTGCGTACGCCGCTCGTACGTGTCGCAGCAGTGACCGAGGCGCAGACCGACAACACGTGGATCCCGCTGCTCGAAATGGCGCGCGGCCGGTCGCTGTCGACCGACTACGGGCTCGAATGCCTCGACACCGTGATCTATCTGCCGCGCGGCGAGATCTCCCCGATCACGTCGTCGGCGACGTCGACGAAGGGCGACCCGGCGTGTTTCGCGTCGCTCGACCAGACCGAGGAATGGACCGCTTCGAACGGCGGTGTACGGCTCGCGAAGGTGATGCGGTTCAACGCCGCGAAGCTCGGCGGGTCGCTGATCGAGACGCCGAACGCGTTCACGCCGGGCGATGGATCCGTCGCCGAGCAGTCGGCGACCGATTATCAGGCGATCATCGACGGCCGATCGCGGGCGCGGGGCATCCTCGTCGACCATCGTGAGGCGCCGCCCGAGACGGACATGAGCGACGAGCAGTCCCTCGTCGACGGTCTGCGGTACGCGTACGGCGACAGCAGCGATCACGCCGACGGGTGCGTGCTGCACGACCCGCCGTGCGAGCCGGGTTGGTCGCCGATCGAGCGGCTCACGTCAGAGTTCTGGGACACCTCGAACGAACCGCAAGACTTGCGCGCCGACTTCCTGAACCAGATCACTCACGCGGCCGACGCGTGGCTTTCCGAGCCCGAGGTGCGCGCGTCCTCCGACCTCGGCAAGGTCGTCGAGCCGGGCGACCGCATCGTGATCGGGTTCGACGGCTCACGGAAGCGCAACCGCAAGGTGACCGACGCGACCGCGCTGATCGGCTGCAGGCTCAGCGACGGGCACCTCTTCACGATCGGCGTGTGGGAGCAGCCCGACGGCAAGCGGGGCGAGGGTTGGCAGGTGCCGGTCGTCGAGGTGCTCGCGACCGTCGCCGAGGCGTTCGAGACGTACGACGTGATCGGCATGTACGCCGACCCCGCCAAATGGGAAAGCCACGTTGCCGATTGGGAAGCCGCGTACGGGCCGCGCCTGAAAGTGCAGGCCACCCGGAATCACCCCGTCGAGTGGTGGATGACCGGTGGCCGGTCGGTGCTGATCGTCCGGGCACTGGCGAAGTTTCATACGGCGATCACCGAGGGCGAGCTCACGCACGACGGCTCGTCGGCGCTCGTGCGGCATCTGTGCAACGCCCGCCGCCGTACGTCGCGTTCGGGTCTGCAGATCGCTAAGGCGCACCCCGACAGCCCGAAGAAGATCGACGCCGCGGTCGCCGCGGTGCTCGCGTGGCAGTGCCGCCTCGACGCGATCGCGAAGGGCGTCGCGGCCGAGGAAGAGCCCATGTTCGGCGGCAGTTTCTGACAGAGAGGGGGCGACCGTGCTCGACGAGACAGCCGATCTCGACAACCCCGATTTCATGCTGCTGCGTCTCGGGCGCCGGCTGCGGAAGCGGCAGGGCGTGCTCGACGGGTGGTGGCAGTACTACCGCGGCCGCCCGCCTCTGCCCGAGCTGCCGAAGAACGCCGAGGCCGCGTTCTTGGACTTCCAGCGCAAGGCGCGCACCAACTTTTGCGGCGTGATCGCGAACTCAACGGTTCACAGGCTGCTCGCGCTCGGCGTGACCGGACCCGACGGCACACCGGACGACAACGCCTCGCGCTGGTGGCAGGCAAACCGCCTCGACTCGCGGCAGAAACAGGTATGGCGCGCGTCGATGTCACAGTCGGTCGGGTACATGCTCGTCGGCCCGCACCCGACCCGAGTCGAGGACAACCGGCGGCCGAGCCCGCTCATCACGGCCGAGCACCCGAGCGAGTGCATCGTCGAGTACGACCCTGAGACGGGCGAGCCGCTCGTCGGGCTGAAGGCTTATCACAACGACGTCGACGGCTACGGGTACGCGCGGGTGTACTACGACGACCGCAGCTTTCCGTACCGCACGACCGAGGTGTGCGGCCGACGGCTGCCGTGGGGGCCCGACTCGTGGGTGTACGTCGGCGAGGCGGACGACGGCGAGCTGCACGACCTCGCCCGCATGCCGCTCGTCGAGTTCGCCCGCATGCCCGATCTCGGCGAGGACCCCGAGCCCGAGTTCGCGTGCGTCACGGACGTACAAGACCGCGTGAACATGGGCGTGTTGAACCGCATGGCTGCGAGCCGGTACAGCGGGTTCCGGCAGAAGTGGGTCAAGGGGCACAAGTTCGCGCGCAAGGTCGACCAGGCAACCGGAATCAAGGTCGTCGAGCAGCCGTTCACGCCCGGACCCAACACGGTGTGGGTGTCCGAGGGCGAGAACGCGCAGTTCGGGCAGCTCGACGCGACCGACCTCACCGGGTTCTTGAAGGAACACGAGTCGGACGTGCGCGACATGCTGATCTTGTCGCAGACACCCGCGTACTACTACGCGAGCGACCTGATCAACATCAGCGCCGACACAGTGGCGGCGCTCGACCTCATGCACGTCGCGAAGTGCCGCGAGCACATCCTGAGTTTCGGCGAGGGACTTGAGGACGTCATGGCGCTAGCGGCGGCGCAGGCTGGCGTGCCTGGCGACTACACCGAGGCAACGGTGCGTTGGGCCGACCCGCAATACCTGAGCCCGGCCGTGATGGCGGACGCCGCGACGAAGCTGTCGAGCATCGGCTACCCGCTCGACGTGATCGCCGAGCGGCTCGGCGAGACGCCGCAACAGGTACGCCGGATCACTTCCGGCGCGGCCGCGGCGAAGCTGCTCGCGGCGTCGCTGCTGCCGGCGAATCCGGCGCCGACGGCGGGCAACCTGCCGGACGGCGAGGGGGCGACCGGTGGGTGAGGCGCTGCAGGCGGCGCTCACGGGCCGGTACGACGCCCTGTCGACGTCGCTGCGGTCGAGAGTCGTGCAGTTCACCCTCGACGCGTTCGACAGCCTCGGCGGATACCGCGACGGCGACGCCGCGGTGTTCATCGAGCAAGTGCTGCCGACCGTGCTCGCCGCGCAGCAACAGATGGGGCAGATCACTGACGCGTACCTGTCGGCGATGATCGCCGACATGCTCGGCACCGCGACGGCGTCGGGCGGCGTGCAGGTCGCCGAGGCGCTGCGCGGTGTGCCGCCCGACGAGGTGTACACGCGCCCGTTCGTCACCACGTGGACGGCGCTGAGCAAGGGCAAGGCGTATGCGCAGGCGGTCGCCGAGGGGCGTACGCGGCTGCTCAGCATCACCGAGACCGACATGCAACTCGCCCGCACGCACGCCGCGCAGCAGTCTATGCAGCGGGGCGGCGCGAAGTTCTTCCGGCGCCGGTTGACCGGCACGAAGAACTGCGCGCTGTGCACGCTCGCGAGCACGCAGCGGTACCGGGTCGAAAAGCTGATGCCGATTCATCCCGGCTGCGACTGCAAGGTCGAGCCGCTCATCGGCAACAAGGATCCGGGGCACGTCATCGACGAGGCGCTGCTGCGCGATGCGCACGACGCCGTCGCGAAGGGGGTCGGGCAGTCCGACGCCGGCGGCCGCGCCCCCGACTACCGAGACGTGATCATCACTCGCCAACACGGCGAGTACGGGCCGCTGCTCGCGGTTCGTCGACACGAGTTCACAGGGCCGGACGACATCCCCGGCTCGTGATCACCGCGCCGACACGGCGCACCCACAAGCTCACCCCAACCCGACACGGGAGACACCACAATGTGCACGCGCACTCTGCCCTCACTGCCCGGTATCGAGTCGGCGGCCGGCTGGTCGCACCCGTACCCGACCGGATCGTTCTCGCCGTACCTGTACGCCGACGGCGGCGACGGCGACGGTTCGGGAGACGGCGACCAGGGCGACGGCGACGACGGGTCCGGCACGGACGACGGCGACGACGACCAGGGCGACGGCGACGAGTGGTCGGCGGTCATCAAGCAATGGCAGTCCGAAGGGCTCAAGCCCGGACAGATCGCCGAGCGGCTCAATGCATCGCGCAAGTGGGAGCAGCGCGCAAAGAAGAACAGCGGCGCTGCCGACGAACTCGCTCGCCTCAAGCGCGAGGGCATGAGCGATACCGAGGCGGCGGTCGCCGCGGCCCGCGCCGAGGAACGCGTCAAGGGTGGCGAGCGCATCGCCCGCTCGGCGTTCCTCGCGGCCGCGAAGGGGCGGATCGAGAACCCGACTGATGTCGTCGAGGACATCAACCTGAAGAAGTACGTCGACGACGACGGCGAGGTCGACGACGAGGCGATCGCCAAGCTCGTCGACAAGCTCGCCCCGAAGAAGTCCGGCACGGACCAGAACGACGAAGACGACGACCGCGAGGGCGGGCGCGACACGCGCCGGCGCCGCGGCCGCGGATTCGACCAGGGCACCCGCCGAGGCGGCAAGGGCGGCAAGGGCGGCGGCGTTGAAGCCGGCGCCGAGCTGTACCGCACGCTGCTCGGCAAGGGCGCCGACAAGAGCTGACCAACACGGAGGAATCGACCATGATTCTCGCTCAGACGAGTGAGTCGTTCGGGTCTGATGATCAGTCGTGGCTCGGGTCCGCGCATGGCACGGACGCGACCGAGACGATCTCGCTCGACACAAGCACATTCACCCCGGCGACCCACTACCCCGACGGGTATTTCAAGTCGGGCATCCCGCTCGGCCAGATCACAGCAACGCCGGGCAAGTACGGGCCGTACGACAACGCGGCGGCCGACGGCCGACAGACCCTCGTCGGGTTCCTGTTCGCCGCCGTCAAGGCGCCGACCGTCAACACCGTCGACCCGTCGGCCGCGATGCTCACGCACGGCAAGGTACGCGAGTCGCGCCTGCCGCTGGGTGCCGTCGACGCCGCCGGGCACACCGACGTCGCCGGCTCGATCCGGTTCGTCTGAGAGGGGATGATCTGAGATGAGCTGGACTCTCGACACTGAGTTCATCGAGCCGACCGAACTCACGGGCCTGATCCGCGAGGCGCTCGCCGACCTGCAGGTCAACCGGTTCACGCTGTCGCGGTGGCTGCCGAATGTGCCAGTCGATGACATTGCGTACGAGTTCACGAAGGGCGGCGGCGGTCTCGCCGAGACCGCGTCGTTCCGCTCGTGGGACGCCGAGTCGAAAATCGGCAGGCGCGAAGGAATCGGCAAGGTCATGGGCGAGCTGCCCCCGATCTCCGAAAAGATCCCGCTGAACGAGTACGACGCGCTTCGGCTGCGCAAGCTCGACCAGAACGACGAGCGCGTACTGCGGCTGATCGCGCGCGACGCGCAGCGCATCGCCCGCAACATTGCCGCGAGGTTCGAGGTCGTGAGGGGGTCGGCGCTCGTGAACGCGACGGCGCCCGTCACCGAGCTGCAGCAAACCGTCGACTTCGGGCGCATCGCTGCGCACTCGGTCGTCGCCGCCGTGCTGTGGTCGGACCACACGAACGCGACGCCGATCACCGACCTGCGCTCGTGGGTCAACACCTACGAGGACACGAACGGAGAGACGCCGGCCGTGATCCTGGCACCGATCGGAGTGGTCACCCACTTCGGCATGTGTCAGCAGGTGATCAGGCAGGTGTTCCCGCTCGCGCCGGCCGGCACGGCGCCGATGCTGAACACGGATCAGGTGAACTCTGTTCTGCGGGCGCTGGATCTGCCGCCGTTCGAGGTCTACGACGCCCGCGTCAAGGTCGACGGCGTGTCGACCCGGATCACGCCGGCGAACGCGATCGCACTGCTGCCCGCGGCGGGCGCGACGACCGCCTCGCAGCCGACCGAGCTCGGCGCGACGCTGCTCGGCACGACCGCCGAGGCGCTCGAAGCCGATTACTCGCTCGTCGCGAGCGAGCAGCCCGGGGTCGTCGCGGCGACGTACAAGTCGAAGGATCCGATCCGGCTGTGGACGCACGCCGCGGCGGTCGGTCTGCCGATCCTGCGCGAGCCGAACCTGACCTTCAAGGCGCAGGTGATCGCATGAGCCGGCGGCTGATCGCGTACGTGCACGTCGACGGCGTCGCGTACGGACCCGACAGCAAGATCCCGGCGGGCGTCGCGAAGAAGATCGGCGACCACGCATGGACGGACGCCGACCAGGACGAGGCGGCCGACGACGGCGGGCAGTCGACGACGGGCGACGAGGCGCCGCCCCGCTCGGGCCGCGGCTCGGGCGTCGACGCATGGCGGGCGTTCGCCGAGCGGCACGAGCTCGACGTCGCCGCCGACGCGAGCCGCGAGGACATCATCGCGGCCGCCGAGTCGGCCGGTCTGATCGAGCGAGAGGAGTAGGGCGGTGGCGGCGTTCGCAACGGTCGACGACTACACCGCGCGCGCCGCCGTCACCCTCGCCGAGGGCAGCCCGCGGCGGGCGCAGGTCGAGGCGTACCTCGACGACGCGTCGGCGCTCATGGCACGGCACATCCCGGCCGGCTACACCCCCGACGAGGGCACGCTGCGCGCCATCTGCGTCTCGGTCGTGCGGCGGGTCATGGCCAATCCGGGCGGCCGACGGCAGCGCACTATCGGGCAGTACAGCGAGACGCTCGGCGAGGACGGCGGGCTCTACCTCACGCCCGACGAGGTCGGGCAACTGCAGCCCGAGGACACGACCGACCCGGACGCCGACGCCGCGTACTCGTTCGGTCTCGCCGACGAGGGGCTGCCGGGTTGGCGCCCGGATCCGTACGAGTGGCGGCCGCTCGGTTACACGCGGGGCGCGCTGTGATCCCCGACGATCTGCTGCTGCACCTCGTCGACGTCGAGCACCCCGGTACGACGACCGACCGGTACGAGAACGAGGTCGCCGACTGGTCGACGTCGACGCACGCCGCCGTCGACGCATGGCTGCAGCAGAACACCGGAGCCGAGGACACCGACCAGCGCAACGCGCAGATCGGCGAATGGCTCATGATCTGCAACCCGTGGGACGTCGACGGCAACCCGCTCACGGTGTACGGCAAAGATCGCGCGCACTGGTCCGGGCTCGACTTCGAGGTGATCGGCCCGCCCGGTCCCGCGTACACGCCCGACGGGCTGCACCACTACGAGATCAGGCTCAAGACAGTCGAGGGGTGATCGGCCGTGGCAGGTTCGAGGTTCGTCCCCAACCGGCAGAACATCGCGACGTTTCTGCGCACGCCCGGCACGCGCGCGCTGATCGAGCGCAAGCTGCGCGCCATCGAGGCGGCCGCGAGCGCCGCGGCGAAGTCCGATGGGTCGGGCGGGCAGTTCCGAACCGACATCGAAACGGGCGATCTCCGCGTGCGCGGCGCCGTGATGGGCGACTACTCGACCAGCGATACCGAGGTGTCGCGGCGGGCGCTGCTGCGCGCCCTCGACGCCGCGCGAGGGGTCGAGTGATGGCGGCGGCGCCGGTCGAGTTCCCCGATGCTGTCGACGTCGTACGCAGGTATCTGCGCGAGGCGCTTGTCGCGCAGGGCGTCGACGTGCCGGTCGTCACGCGGGTGCCGAACCCGCGGCCGCAGCAGTTCGTACGGATCGAGCGGCTCGGCGGCGACCGGACCGACCGCATCACGGACCGGCCGCGCCTCGACTTCGCGTGTTGGGGGCCCGACGAGGGCGCCGTCGCCGACCTCGTCAAGGTCGTGCGGGCGCTCGTGTTCGCGATCCCCGGTTGGCGGGGCGTCGTCGCGTACGACGTCGTCGGCGTCGGCGGGCCGAACACCGCGCCCGACCCCGAAAGCGGGCAGGAACGCGCCTCGTTCGCCGTCGAGGTGTCACTGCGCGGCAAGGCGCTCGCCGCCCCCTGATCGGCTCACCCGCCATCAGACATCGCACCCCCGGACCGTTCGACGGCCGGGGGTTTCCCATGGAGGGATCATGACCACACCTCTTGAGACCGGGCTGCACACGGAGTACATCCGCAAGCAGCTCGTGCAGGCGGTTTTCGCCGCGGACTACAGCGCCGCCGCGATCGCCGCGCCGTTCACGCCGGCTACCGGCGTACTCGCGACTATCCCGGCCGAGTACGTGCCGGTCGGCTACACGACGGACGACGGACTGACGTTCACGTCCGATCTGTCGATGACTGACGTCACCTCGTCGCAGTCCGTCGAGCCGACCCGAACGGACGTCGAATCGGACGTACTCAGCGTGCAGTACGCCGCGCAGGAGACGAACGCGGCGACGATCGCCCTGTACGAGGGGCTGCCGCTCGCCGGCGCGGGCGCGCTGCCTGAGATCGGTTCCGCGTGGACGTGGGACCGGGCGTCGACCCCGAAGAACCCGTATCGGCGGCTGCTGTTCATCGGGCTCGACTACAACGACGCCGGCGCAGAGATCTACGTCGTCAAGTTCTTCCCGCGGGCGAGGCTCACGAGCAAGGACGACGAGCAGTGGGCGCGCTCGACCGAGACGCAGCGGCCGGTCACCTTCAACGCCTACCGCGACAGCGTCGTCGGTACCTCGTGCCGCAACTGGGTCGACGGGCCGGGATGGCGCGCGTTCGACACCACTCCGTAACACCCCCTGATCGGGCGAGGGACGGCGGTTCTGGGTGAGCCCCGACCG